AGCATATAGTGTAAAATGATAAATAAAAGGTTGTTTTGGTTAATGTTTGATTAAATATATTTTTGTGATTTGTTTAATTCTCAATAAAGTAAAATAATTGAGAATCAATTGTGTTAATTGTTGAGAATATGTTTAATACCTTATAAATGTGTCTGGGTCTTGTGACCTATACCCGTATAGCATAAGACGCAGAGTTTGTCAAGTCCCACGGCGCGAAAAAGTCCCCAGACCCACACATAAGACTCACAGAACCTTGACATTCTTATGAGTTCGTGATAGAATCTAGTCGAGATCTTATGTGTCGATAAGAACATAAATCTAGTCGAGAGTACATATATATTGTTATGAATCTCGACGAGCTCTACATCTAGATTGCATCTCGTCGAGATTTGTGCTATACTCATACAGTCACTCACAAGATCTCGACGAGCTATGTACGACGACTACGATCTCGACTACACATACTGCAATGATCATTCATACGATCTCGACGAGTATTATGCACAAGATGCACTAGATCTCGACGAGGATTATGCACGAGATACACATGATCTCGAAGCACTTGCATATCGTCATTACGCATGATACAATCTAGTACACATTGCATCTAGAACTATGCCTACTGCACAGAAGCGACTAGTACAGGTTACACTAGATCTTATGTGTTATGATGACCTAGATCTAGATAATATTAATTGGCGGGAATTATTGCAACTCGAAGGTGATGAGGAAGTGTATCCTACCATCCGTGATTTCAGCGAATTGTATTAATGTGCCAGTTCTTATATTGGCACATATTCTCAATTAATAGTCTTTATTGATTCTCAATAAGATTTCGTTATTGAGAATGAGGACGGTTATGAAACTGTCACACAGGGGGTTGATATCTGCCGCCAGATCAGTTATGTTTACTTTCGTTCGCAATTGATGCCAATGTGTGGTCCTGCTTTTGAATATACTTTTGAAGATTTTTTGAATGATGCTTCTCAGGAAGAATGGGATGAATGGGAATCTAAAGCAGCAGAGTTAGAGTTACCTTTGGACTATTATCTTCAAGAGTTCGTTGGTTGTGCCAGTTGAGTTAGTGGAACAAGACCCCTTGCGGTTTGAATCGTGAGGGGTTAAATTACATTCGTTCACCTGAAAGAAACCAAATGAAATTCACCACTCCTGTTGCAATTTCTGAGTACTTCTACTTCAATATTGACTTTCGGGATATTATGACCAAACTGAACGATGAGTGTGAAGAAATCATCGGATTCTCTATTGGTCGTGCATACATTGGTCTGTACGGTAATATGATTCAATGGGGCATTCTTGATGAGAATGGTGCTTTGTGACAGTCTGAGAACTGGCACACAGGGGGTTGCGTTCGTGCTGCCCCCCTGATAAATTACATTTGTCGCTGAAGGACACCCCAATGTTTGATGAACTCTGGTCTGAAATCCAGGATATGCCTGGTGAGATTTTTGACCTGGACATTCCCGAACTTCGTGATACTGAGAAGTTCGATGTCAATGAGTACCTGAACGCAAACTACGATTACTGATGAACTATCTCACTCCCGACGATCTCAACAATCTGATTCGTTTGGTTGAAGACAACAACCAGTACAATGATGATGAGGATAAAGAGTTCTGGAATGACATTCTCATTCGTCTGAATCAAACTTCCCGTCACTGTCTTGATGAGTTCTGAAATGACCCTTACTTCCCAACAACTTGACCAACTCGTTGAAAACTACGCTGAGCGTATTGTTGATGAGATGGACACCAAATGTTTGATGCAATTTGTGTATGATACGCTTGTTGAGAGTTTGGCAGGTAAATCTGAAGAAGATGTGCTCGGTGAGATTGCCTATGTTTATGATGAGGATGTTGTCGAAGAATTGATTGAGAGTGTGACAGTTCAGTAAGTGGCACAAGGGGGGTTGCGGTTCGCCGTGACCCCTGCTATCTTAAGAGTATGAAAAACACCCACCTTGAGCACCCCGAAGATACCATCCTCACGGGGGATCTGTCTGTTCTGAATTGGTTCGTGAATCCTGGCACCTTGAGTGTTAAGATTGACGGTGCGCCTGCGATTGTTTGGGGCACGAATCCTGCCACTGGAAACTTCTTTGTGGGCACCAAAAGTGTGTTCAACAAAGTGAAAATTAAAATTAACGAATCTCACGAGGACATTGATGCAAACCATTCAGGTAATGTCGCGCAAATTCTTCACTGCTGCCTGGATTCTTTGCCTCGCATCGATTCTATCATCCAAGGTGATTTTATCGGGTTTGGTGGACTCAGCGAATACACTCCAAACACTATCACATACAAGTTCTCAGAGGTAGTTTCTGAGAGCATCATTGTCGCGCCTCATACTCTCTATCGTGCTGAGAATGACCTGCGTGATGCTGTTGCTGAACCGCTGAATGTTTGCCTGGAGTCTACTGATCACGTGCTCTTTGTGCAACCGAATGCATACATTCTGTACAATCAAGAGTCCTTCGCTGATGTGAAGGAAGTGGTAGATTTCGCCCGTCAAATGTCTACTGCGTGTGAGTTTGTTTCTGTTAAGAAAGCAGCAAAGATCAAACAGCAACTGAACGCCTGCATTCGTACTGGTGATAACATCGTTGTAGAGGACTTTGATTGTGATCCTAATCTGATTCGTTTGTGGGCATTGGTTAAATCTATCAAAGATGATTGTTTGCACATCTGCCGCAATGATGGTCCTGCAGCATACATTCACGGTAACAGAATTGATGCCGAAGGTTATGTGATGACCAATGAGTTTGGTATGTTTAAGTTGGTCAATCGTGAGTGCTTTTCTTATCATAATTTCAACAGCGGTCGGTTTCAGTGTGCCAGTTGAATAGGTGGCACACACCCCGTTGATCTGGCACCCTGGCACCTTATACTGATCTCATCAGCAACCAACCCCAATGGCACTGACCCGCTACGAAGTCCGCTACCAGGTTCCCTACAATGCCTGTGAGTGGCGGTCGCAATGGTTCGCCACCTATGATGAGGCGATGCGGATGGTAGACTTCTACCGTTCCTGTGGTTCCCCCGCTCACCTGGCACCATGATCAATGCCCTGACCCGCTCACGCTCCGCAGACTTCCACCGTGCTACCATGTTTCGAGTCGCTGCTGTCGCCGTGCTACTCTGCCTCCTATGGGAACCGATCCGCCCCGTGCGGAGTGTGACAGCTCAGGCACTGTACACTGCAGGCGACCTGATCGCCCGCTAACCCCTTATACTGATCTCAGTTCAGAGGAACCCCAATGAAAGTTCAGCAAATCGGCAGCAATCAGACTGAGGTGATCCTTGCCGATGGGTCCTGCATCCTGTTCTCCTACGCTCAACCCGTCGCCGCCATTGTGCCTGGCAAAGGTTGGATGCGGACTGCCCAGCAATGGAGCGCAACCACGACAAAGCACATCAACGCCTGGATTCGGAAGAATCAGGGATTCTACGTGATCGATGAGGTCCCCACTGTGCCACAATGGGATCTGGACCAACTGGTCGCCTTCTGACCCCCTGACCCCTTAGAATTCTCTCAACAGCAACCCACCCGACGATGACCTACGCTCAGATCACCGCCGCCGAACTCTCCGCCTCTGAGGCACGTGCCGGCATCATTGACCTGGCAGACGATTTCTCCTGGGAGACCGTCGCCCGTGAGATGATCTCCCAGATGAGCGGCGATCAGGCACGGGAGTTCCTGGAGGACTTCATTGCCGACTATGCCGACTGAGGCACTGGCACATCGGGTGCCGACTGAGGCACCCTGACCCCTTAGAATTCTAAAGTCAACCAAAGGCAACCGACCAATGCGCTACAACCCCGCCACCGATCGCGCCCTCAGCATTGATGAGATCGCCGCCCAGTGCCGTGCTGCCATTATGAAAGCGAGCGCACCCGAACCGACCCCTTATGATCAGGTCCTGGAGTTTGCCCGCTGGGAGGATGATGTTCTGATCGCTGCCTGATACAATGGGAGCGGGTGCGCCCTGAAAGACGCCCAGCAAACCACACTGATACAAATCAACCATGACCGCTAACCTTGCCATCTCCCTGCTCCGCCGTGGCAGCAATGGGGATGAGATCCTGCAGATCTTGGAGACCCTTGTGGACGGGATTGAGCAGGATAACATCGCGGATGCCGCTGCCCACTTCGAAGCGATCCAGTTCTGACTCTGACCCCAGACCCCCACGGTTCGCCGCTGGGGGTCTTATGCTATGGGAACCAAAGCAAACGACCCATGACCGCTGCCCCCTGGAACGCTGAGACCCTGACGACCGTCACCCTGCCTGAGGGTAAGTGGGGAACCATCCGCACCGCGCTCCTGTGCATCGCCTGTGATGAGAGCACCAAGGGCAACCACGCCGACGCTGCCCACTGGTTGAGCGCCTACAATGCCCTGAAGGAAGCGATGGGGATGGGTTGACCCCTGGCACCCGACCCTGTAGAATTCTCTCAGTTCACACCCCCGACCGATGCGCTTCCCCCTTGCGA